TTGGCTAATTTTGCGTTGGCTCTATCCAGTTCTCCAATCACAATACCACTTATAGAAACGTCAGAGATGATGCCAGTGTTGATGGGTATGCTAGGCTTAGGTGCTATGCGTACAGTAGAGAAAACTAAGAACGTACAGAGAGAGCGATAATGGCTAACCCTAGAGCAGCAGCTAGAGAAAAAAGAGCAGCAGAAAGAGAGGCGGCTTTAGAAGAACTGCGTCTTGCTCAAGAAGAAAACCCTTTAGTTTCTACTTTAGAAGGTGACGATCCTTTTGCGTCCACAGTCGATGAAATAGTTATACCAGTAGCTGTAGAAGATTTTTTAGACATTGACGATATACAAATAGACCCTTCTGTTCTTGAGTCTAGGTTTGGTAAATACGGTTCAATTGCTGGTGGAACAAACACTAGCGATAAGACTGCTTCTGAAAAAGCAGCAGCATGGGCAGCAGCTCAAGATCAACGTGACGCTAATCAAGCTATTTGGTCAACTTACACAGACGAAGAGAAACAACTATCTGCACAAAACAACTTGCTAGAGCAGTATGGAGTTTCTTCTGCTGACTTTGGTAATGTTATATTAGGTAAAGACGAGTTTGGTTCTTTGCTTGCTAGGCTTAGTAACGAAGTAGTAGAGACACAGACAACTAACTTAAACAACTTAGCTAAAGAAAACCCTGATGTTTTTGCAAAAGAATACGGAGCAATCTCTTCTAAGTCTAAATTAAATTTTCTTAGTAATTTGTACAAAGACGGCACGCTTAATAAAGAAGATTATTTAAACTCTGCTGCTCAGACACTACAAGCGGCAGATAAGAACTCTTCTAATGTCTACACGATACAAGAAGGAAAACTATACACAGCTCCTAAAAACCAAGCAGAAAACCCTGCTACTTTTTCTGAAGTTGTTTTGTTTGATAATCAAGTAAGCGGCACATACAACACAGCTTACTCGACAGCTTCTAATGTTCTTTCTAGTACAATAGGAGAGCGCGGAGAATACGGTAGTTTAGCACCCAGTGGTTTAACAAAACTGTTAAACAGCGCTCCTGTTAATTTTGCTGCTTCTATGTTTGGCCCTGTAGGGATTGCTGCCTTGACAGGACTTAAAGCAGCTAATGGGCAGACACTACACGCAGCAGACTGGGCAAAGTTAGCGATGGCAGGAGCTTCTTATTATGGTACAGACGTAGCAACTAATGTAGCAGACGCGTCTACTGTTGGTTCAGAAGCTGGTCTTAGTATAGGAGATGTTGACGCTTTTGGTAATACAATGAGCAACGCTGGTGATTTAGCAGTTGCTGATGCTTTTGCTAACGGTACTTTAGTTGCTGACGGTTTTGCTGTTGGTTCTTTAAGTGCTGGCGATATGGCCTTGTACGATCAAATATATAATTCAGCTAATGCAGCAGTAGAAGCAGCAGCGTGGACAACAGACTTAACTGAGATGGCCAGTGCATTTGGTTTTGATTTAAGTCAAGTTATTACAAACCCTGATATAACTACTGCTTTTGATTCAGATGTGTTAGCCGCTGTAACAGAGTTAGAAGAGATAGCAGCGGGTGCAGGTTCTGGTGTTGTTGTTAATTTTACTTCCGACACAACAGATGAAGCCGCATCTTCAACAAGCACAGTAGATATCTTAAATACTATAACCACTGCTTATGAAAACGAACGATTAGAGCAAGCTGCTGCGGAGGCTGCTGCTAAGATAGCTGCTGACAAAGCTGAAGCTGACAGACTAGCAAAACTTGACGCAGAGGCTATCGAAGCTGAAAAGCCAGATGAGGTTATACCTCCCCCGACAATACCTAAAGACGAAGAAGGCGGTGGTGCAGAAGGCGGCGGTGAAGTAGGTGGTGGCACAACTGGCGGCTCAGCAGGTGGTGGCACAACAGACCCTAGCGATGGTTCAGCTATTGAAAGTGATCCAGACCCTATAGAAGAAGACCCTGTTATTGTTGCTGACCCTACTGTGTGGGACGAAAACATCCACGACAGCATTGCTCAACGTCAAGTATATGATGTAACAATTAAAGAAACTGATCCTGTTTTGCGAGAAAGACTTGAAGCTGAATACGAAAGGATGGGCGGTAAGCACGTAGATGATTTAAAAGCTGGTAAGACTCTTGAAGAAGTTTATGGTAATTACCCTGCTGATCCTGTACCAGAAGAAACAGAAACCACCTATGCTGAAGATGTTTTTGCTACAAGATTCCCTGATGGTTTCTTAGGTGGTACGTTTGACGATATAGACTATAACAACGATGGTGTTGTTTCTGCAACAGAGCAGAATCGCTGGGAACATGAAGCAGGACAGGAGTCAGAAGAAGAAGACCCTGTGTTTGGCGGTGGTGTCGGTACGGGTGGAGGAACAGCTCCTATTGGTACAGACCCTGTAGTAGGTGTTGATACAGACCCTGTAGTAGGCACTGGTGCTGGTACAGGAGATGGTACTGGTGACGGTACATTAGAAGGCTCTGGAGATGGTGCTGGCGCTGGCTCAGGAGACGGTTCAGGAGACGGAGCAGGTGATGGTGCTGGTACTGGAGATGGTACTGGCACTGGTGACGGCACAGGCTCAGGAGATGGTTCAGGAGACGGTGAAGGCAGTGGTAGTGGCGTTGGCACTGGAAGCAGTACACCTATAGCAGCTACGTCTACTACAGACTCTCTCTTCGGTGACTTACTAGGCATTGATCAAACGATAACAGCTCAAGAGCGTCTAATGCCTTTTAAAGCGTCAGAGGCTCGTAGACTACAAGAAACAGAAGCAGCACAATCTAACTTGCTACAACGATTCATACAACCAGCACAACCAACTAGGCCGCAAGGCATGTTAACGAGAAGGTTCTAATAATGACATATTTACAGCTAGTCAACAGCGTAATGCGTAGACTGAGAGAAGACGAGGTGACCACTGTTGGTCAGAACAGTTACTCTAAGCTAATAGGGGAGTTTGTTAATGACGCTAAACGGTCTGTAGAGGACTCTTACGATTGGACAGCCCTACGTACCACACTAACTGTTACTACCTCTGCTGATACGTTTAACTACGTTCTAACAGGCTCACAGAACCGTATGAAGCTGCTGGATGTTATTAACGACACCTCAGACTTCTTCATGCAGTATCGTTCCTCTCGTTGGATGGACAATGCTTTCTTAATCGAGACACCGCCTATTGGTTCACCACAGTTCTACAGCTTTAACGGTGTAGACGCTAACGGCGACAACGCTGTCGATGTATACCCTAAGCCTAGTGGTGTGTTCCAGCTACGTTTTAACGTGGTTCTACGTACATCAGACTTTACCGAAGACACGGATAAACTAGCTGTTCCTTCTTCTCCTGTTGTGCAAGTAGCAACAGCATTAGCTGCTAGAGAGCGTGGAGAGACACAAGGTACAAGCGCAGGTGAGATGTTTGCTTTGGCAGACAGGACTCTATCAGACGCTATTGCTATTGATGCTTCACAACACCCTGAAGAAACTATCTGGTACTCCTAAATGGCTAAACCACTACAGAACATTACAGTAGCAGCGCCAGGATTCTTTGGCCTGAACACACAGGACTCTCCGCTGTCCTCTGATGCTTCCTACGCCTCTGTTGCTGACAACTGTGTCATTGACAAGCTAGGTCGTATAGGTGCGCGTAAGGGTTACAAAACAGTCACTACCAATGGTGCAGCAGTCTTAGGCACTAGCCGTGGCATTGAAGTTATCTTTGAGTTTATTAACAGAGCAGGCCAAACAACTGTATTTAGCTGTGGTAATAACAAGATATTTACAGGCACTACTACACTTACTGAAGTAACTCTACCTGTCGGTTATACTATCAGTGACAACAACTGGAAAGTTATGTCGTTTAACAACGATGTTTACTTTTACCAGAGTGGTCACCAGCCTTTAGAAAGTGTTGCTGGTTCTACTACACTTGTTGGCTTAACTTCTACAGGTAGTAATTCAGCTCCACAAGGTAACGAAGTCTTAGCTGCCTTTGGTAGGGTTTGGACTTGTGACGTATATGATGACAAGTACACAGTATACTGGAGTTCTCTACTAGCTGGTGATGATTGGCATGGTGGTTCTTCAGGCTCTGTAGATTTAACAAGTGTATGGCCTACAGGTTATGACGAAGTTGTGTCGATTGCAGAGCATAATGGCTTCCTAATTATCTTTGGTAAGAAGAGCATTATCATCTACTCAGGTGGCGAGAGTCCTTCTTCTAATCTAACATTAGCCGATACCATTGAAGGTGTTGGTTGTGTTGCTAGAGACTCTGTACAGTCTACAGGTAGTGATCTGTTCTTCTTGTCTAGTCGTGGTGTTATGTCACTAGGTCGTCTTCTCCAACAGAAGTCTTTACCTTTAAACGATATTAGCAAGAATGTACGGTCTGACTTGTTACAGTCTTTGTCTATCGAGGTACACGCTAACGGGCGTAGAGAAGCTATTAAGTCCATCTACAGCCCTACGGATGCCTTCTATCTGTTAACCTTCCCAGACAGTTCGCTAGTGTACTGCTTTGATCTTAGAGCACCTCTAGAGAACGGTGCGTATCGTGTAACAACATGGTCAGCTATTAAGCCAATATCCTTTGCTATCTTTGCTGATGATCAACTCTACATGGGACACGATGAAGGCATTGTTGAGTATGGTACGTACCTAGACGGTGCTACTAAGTATCAGATGCGCTACTTCAGCAATGCGCTAGACTTCGGTAACTCAGCAAACCTCAAGTTCCTAAAGAAGTTTAACCTGACTATCATTGGTGGTCAGAACGCACAAGCTGTTTTAAACTGGGGTTACGACTACACCTCTGCATTTACTAAGCAATCCTTTACACTGACAGGTTCTACAAATCCTGGAGAGTACGGTGTTTCTGAATACAACACAAACGCTGAGTACACTGCTGCAGCTACTGTTAACACTCCACGAGTAAACACAGCAGGCAGTGGCGAAGTAGTTACTATCGGTGTTGAAGCTGAAATCAACAACTCTGCTTTTTCTATCCAAAAAATTGACATACATGCCATATTAGGGAGACTAATCTAATGTCTAATTACACAAAGACAACCAACTTTGCAGCTAAGGATGCTCTAACCACTGGCGATCCCAACAAGATTGTTAAAGGATCAGAGATTGATACAGAGTATAACAACATCGCTACGGCTAGTGCTTCTAAAGCTAACACAGCTAGTCCAACTTTCACAGGTACTGTTACAGCCCCTACCGTGAACATTGTAGGTACACTAACGGCTGGAACTATTACTGGAGGAAGCTACTAATGGGAGCCCCTGATTGGTTAAACGCAGGACAAGGTGCACTAAGCGCGGCAGGTTCTTATTACTTATCTGACGAAAGCATTAAAGACACTAGAAAATTCGGTACTGAAGCACAAACTGGGATGGCTAATTTAGCAGGCCGCGCCCGTGAAGACACTACTTTTAAACCTTACACTGTCACTAGTGGCTTAGGTAGTGTAGCTGGTAATGCTGCTGGAGGTTTTGATGTTAACCTATCTCCAGAGCAGCAGGCGATGCAGCAGCAGTTAATGGCTC